TTGACGCTCTTCTTGCCGCCAAAGATAGCATTCAATCTCTGGTTAAGAGTTACATTCGATAGTGGTTCAATCTTCGCATTGAAAAACATATGGTCAGTCCCATTCGGAATCAATCCAATCCATTTCACCAAAATCTTTTTCAACGCTGGAGGAATATCAAGTTCTTGAGTTCCCTTTAAAGTCTCGCCCATCTTCTTCGCAGTCTTGTAAATATTAAATACAAACTTGTTCTTTTTCAAGTCAACATAATTATCTTTCTCTCTATCGAAGTTTTGGAACTTCAATTCTGTATAATCGAGAGCACGCCTTGGAACAACATACCCATGATAAAGAGACAGCAATACATAGTTCTGTATTTCCATCAAGTCGCTAATGACGCGAGTCTTCTTCTTCATAAGTATTTCAGCATTGCCCTTCAAGTCAGCAACAATTTTATCAATCTCGTCTTTGCCAATAGCGGAGTTCTCTAGTTTATCAGTCATCTCGCTCTTACTAATCTCAGTGCTGTATTCCTTTATGTCGGTAAGCATTTGTTTCCTGTAATCTTCAATGTGTGGTGCAATACACACAAGGGCGGCAAGATAAGTTTTCCTAGTGCCGTATGCTTTGCCGTCTAAGAAATCCATTATTTCTTTATGCTTGGTAAAGTTTTTGATATCAGGGTCTTTATCTTTTCCAAAAACATTTGTGTAGATAGAGCGTAACAAACTGTTGTAGGTCTTGAGTGACCCCGTGCTGATAGTTGGTTTCATATGTTTGATGTCTTCAGTGAAGTCCATTTGTAATATATAGAGAGAAAATAAAACGTCTAAAGTTAATTTAATTGCTATTCCAAAATTGGAGACAATTGGGTGCTGGTTAATTAAGTTGTTAATTTCTTAATTAACTTCTTAATATTAACCCCTTATTAGCAGTTAAACACTAGATTAAAACGTTTTAATTAGTCCTTTAACTGCTATTTCTCACTTATTATTAAGTTATTAACTTCTTAATTAACAACTTAATATTAACTACCTGGTCTCACATCATAGAAATCAATACTACATACTTAATTAAATATCCAAGACCATATCTGCTGAGGATTATTTTTATTATACCAATCACATCAAGCGACGCCAAAGTCAGCACCATCTGCGCTGCCAATTTTGTAGTCCGAGTCTGATCTAAGAATTGATCTATTAACAAGTCTTGTATTTTCTCTCTTATATAATCTTTTATCTGTTGAATTATTCAAAGCACTTTACGTTTGATCCAATCAGCAATACAACTTGTAACAAGACGATACCAAGGATGCGCGACTATGTGTTGGTTATCATGGAGGAACTCTATATTCTTACTAATTATTTCAACATCATCTGCGGATAAGTTTCCATATAAGGATTTGTATATTGTGACTAGAAGTAACTTCTTATCTATTTTAAGTTTACTATTCTTCTCATTGTTTTTAATTCCAGAGTTTTCGATCATATTGCAAATCAATGATAGTAATTCCATGCTGTGTCTGTTAGCGCGAATCTCCGCAGGCATATCAGTAATGCGTCCTAAAATACGATCTCGGACTTTGGCAATCTTTGCGTCCTTCCACAATTGATTGGCTGGTTTCAAAAAGGAGAAACTTGACATTATAATAATAGATAACATTTTATTTATTTGTCATACCTTGAATTTTATTATAAAGCGGCATAATCTCGTTATCATATATTTGTTTCTTAATTTGCTCATCTGTTTCTAAATAATATTTTAAACAAAGGTCACTCATCAATCTGTCCATCGCAATATCAGTCACTAATGAAATATCCATTTATATATACTTATACTTTTTTTAAAAATTAATATCGAATATAATAAAATACGGCATAATTGAACGGTCTGTTTTCTCCGGCAGTTCTGTCAAAGCGAGGCAATATACCTGTGCCTGTATCCACTGGGTCTCCTGTCTGTATTGTTCTTGCGACACACGAACGAGCAGAACCAGATGATAAATTGTAGTATCCTTGATTGCTTGCCGTAAGCGGGGTCAATACCGCATCTTGCTGTGCTGTGCCTAATGCGGCGGAGGTATATGTTGTTCCAGAAACGGTTTGGTCTTCTCGCCCTCTCAAAAACGCACCTTTGAAATTCGGCACATTAAAAGTTGTTGAACCATTGCCTACACCAAATGTAGTGCCAATAGCAGCGAATAAACGGGCGTATGTTCCTGTTCTATTAACTGCTTGACCGTTACAATATAAAAACCCTGCTGGGACACTGGCGCTGACATTTTGAATAATGGTTGCGGTTGGCATCATATTAAATGTTTTGTCCACATTTACTGCTGTGTTTGAATTTAAATTAATTGCTCCTGTCGTTGCGGTTAAGTTTAAATCCACATTTGCTAATAAGTCTAAATTATTTGCTGTTGCTGTTATGTCAATATCAGTTCCATTTATATATACATCCTCTCCTCCTGTTATTGATACATTTGCCCCTGCTCCTGATGTAATCGTCATTTCTCCAACAGAGGTAATGTCAATACTTGAAGTGGAATCAATTGTGATGATGCTGGCGCTGTTAATATCCAAACCAGCATCACAATCAATCCTTACCTGTCCTACACTATCTATGGTCACATTATTTGCTGACTCCAATGACAAAGTAGATGCTCCTCCGTTTGACTTGATTGTATTGGTTCCATTATTTACACCATTCAGAGTTAAACCACCTGTTGCTGTTCCAGTTTCTGCCAATCGCATTAAATAGCCTGTTCCTCTAGTATTATTAAATAGTCTCATATCGTCTGACGATGTATTGACTGAAGTATGTTGTATTGCTGGTTGAGTGGTTGTTTCAGTTGTAATTGTAAATTGGTGACAGGCATTGATATTAACATCGCTTCCTACCCCCGCATTTAATCTGATAGCGCCGTTTCCAACAGCGTTTGTAGATGTAAGCGTGATGGTTTGTGATGTATCTATTGTCACTGCTCCGCTCGCATTAATATCCAAAATAGCACTATTTATTTGAGTTGTTCCTGAACTCGTTGTTGTAATTGTTGGCGCATCTAGCGTCGCTGCTCCGCTCGCATTAATATCCAACGCGGCACTATTTATTTGAGTTGTTCCTGAACTCGTTGTTGTAATTGTTGGCGCATCTAGCGTCGCTGCTCCGCTCGCATTAATATCCAACGCGGCACTATTAATTTCGGTTTCGCCTGAACTTGTTATTGTAATTGTTGGAGCATCGAGCGTCGCCGCCGTGCTTGCATTCAAATCAAATGTCAAACAATTTATTTCGGTTTCGCTTGAACTTGTCAAAATAATGTTATCACCTGCTCCAACAGTGGTTAGTGTGATTGCCGCATCTTCGGCACGTAATTCAATATTACTGCCTAATCCTAAAGTAGTTAGTTTTATTTCATTCCCCGCATCATTTGTTTTTAATAAAATACCCTCTGTTCCACCTGGTGTGGGGCACTGAATAGTGATGCCTTTGGCAGTTATTGTTGCTGTTTCGGGCGTATCAATTGTTATATCAAGTGATGCGTTTATGTCGAGCAATGTGCTATTTATTTGTGTCCCTGTCGTGCTTGTTGTTGTTAAACTTGTTCCACTTGTTATGTTCATTGTTGTTCCTGATTGGAATATCGCAGACGATGTTGCTTGTATATTTATTCCTGTGCTTAAAGCATTAATCGCAACACCGCCACTTTGAATTGTCATTACGCCTCTATTATTGTCAACACCATTTCCTTGATCTTGAATAATTTGCCCATCGTAGTCATTTAATCCTGTTGTGTCACCAAGCATATTTATCATGACTTGGTCATTTGCCAAAATACGCGTCAATGATATTTGCTGTGCTGAACCTGCTAATTTACAAAAGTTTGATGCTCCACAAAATGTCTGTTCTATTGTTTGATTTAAACTTTTCATGAGTGTCCGTGATAATCCTAACCCATCCCCATAATACCATTGAAACGCTGAGTTCGCATTACCATCTATTTCAGCATTTAAAAATTTACGATTTGTTGCTCCATCCATAGTCCAAAATCCAAGATAGTCATAATCATTGCCGGTGTTATTGTCATAAAGAACCAGTTTCTTTTGATTATTAAGTAGGGTTCGTGTAATATACAATTCACCCGCAGTGATGGTCGCATCATTAGTGACTTCCAAATTATTATTCACAAGTAGCGACGACATCTGAGATGTACCTGCCGTGCTGGTAAATGTGCCGGTTGTTGAAATAGCATCTGACGCCGACAACCCATAGAGGAATGTAGATGCCTCGGATGACGCCAAATAAACAGCTGTTGCGCCTGGCGCTGCTCCTGTATTTGTTATATTCACTCTTCTGGCAAATGTGCTTCCTGTCAAGGCACCATAGGTTAAGTCAGTTGTTTTTACCTCCAACAATGTAATACGTCCTTCATCAGTTGCTATATCTGCCGTATTTGTAGCAATTGCCGCATTTTGCGCTGCTTGTGAAGCATTATTAGTTACAATATATCCTGAGAGGGTTCCTGCTGTTGTTGTTGCTAAAGCAAGCGCGGCATATGCGACAGGTCCATCACCTGCTTCTCCTTGGTCTCCTTTATTTCCTTTTGCTCCTTGATATCCTTGCGGTCCTTGGGGTCCACCACTTGGTCCTTGGGGTCCTTGGGGTCCTTGAGAACCTTGTGCTCCACCTGATGGTCCTTGATATCCTTGTGGTCCTTGTGCGCCATTATTTCCATTGGTTCCTGTTGGTCCTTGGGGTCCTGTTGGTCCTTGAGGTCCTTGGGGTCCATCCATAGTATTCATAACTTGTTGGACCGTTATTATCACACTTGGTGTTGCTGGGCGTGTAGGTGATACTCCTGCCACATCATGATGTAAAAACATTGCTGTATCTGCTGAATGCCACGCTATCTGTATATAATCATTCGCATTTAACTCAAGCATAAAATTAAGTGCTGCTATCAGTTTGTCATGATTACCTTCCAATGAAAAAAGACTATTTGAATCTGGAATATTAACACCATTCTTAGCAAACCATACTTCAGCATTATCTTTGCCTCCATCGCTTTTATCAAATTGTGCTGAGAACTGGATATTATAAACTCCATCATTTAATACTTTGATTTGCGAACTGGTTGCTCCTATTACAACATCATTATTATTTGGGTCACTATTATTTACTGTCATAAAATTCACTGATGTTGCTCCAGCGTTGAGTTGGTCTACATTGCTCCAAAACGCACCCCAATATCCTGTGGTTTGTAATCCTGTTATAATACCATCAATTTGTTCTTGAATTGTTTCATTTGTATGTATCCCTTCCAACATATCAAATTGTAGGTCTGAGATATCAGGATCTGATTTTGTCAAAATATCAGTATTTACTTCATTCGCATTTACTGTTGCTAAATTTGAAAGGTAATTGAAACTTGTAAAATCTAAATTATTAATACTCATTTATAATATTAAAATATTATAATATATTATTAATGAACCGTATATCGAATTTAAACAGTATCCAAATTAAAAGTTATGGAGAAACCTTGGCACTTTTGAAACAACTTGACAAAATGGGTTTAATAAAATCAAAGTCTAAATCAAAGAAGAAACCAAAAATGATAGAGGATATAAAACAGGAATCTGATATGGTTGCTTCTGTCAAGACTTTAGAAGGAGAACGTAATAAGGGATCTCCCAATTTATTTGCATTGAGACAAATTGAACCTGGGATGACTCAGCAACAAATCAGAGACATTACAGAGCGCAATAATGCCGGAGTTGCGACTCTTCGCGCCGAGATTCAACAACAGCGATTAGAAGATATTGAACAACAACAGGGACAAAGATTTGCTGACATTACAAGACTCGGTGGAATTATGAATCCTATACTAGAGCGTTTCAGAGGCGCTCAAGACCCTGGCGCTGGACAAAGGATAGACCCTTTTGCGCAATCAAGCACAGAATCTCTGCCTGACATTCAAGAGGAAACTTTTACTCAAAGTCTTAATGAAGGTGGTCCAAGAGCACAACCTCAAGTTCAAACGGAACTTTTTGCTGAGGGTGAGGAAGCAGGTATTCCTATACCAAGAATCCAACCACAGGGGAAAATTGGTGGCGGTATGTCTAGTGACGCTGCTGAAACTTTGGGATTGAGTCCTGAGTTTATTAAAAAAGTAAAACTTAATGACGCTGCTGTTGAACTTGGTTTAAAACCAATACCAAAGAAATCTGCCAAAAAGGAAACAATTAAAGCATATTATGATAATCTTACTGATGTATTGAATATTTCAGATATTATAGCAAGTGGTTCAAAAGATGATTTTTACAATGAAATTGAATCAATTTTGGAAGGTTATATTCGAGAATAATTTCTCTCTTTATATTAAAATGACTGAATTTTTAACTGAAGAAAACATCCGAGAAGTCTTTATTGATTTAGAGAACTTGCCTGACAGTTTGGTTTATAGATTGGAAGAAGTAGAATTCACATATAGCGCTGCTAGGTTCGGTATGGATTGGCAAAATATGGATTATTATTATAACCGCATTCCTGCCGGACTTATAGAGCAATTCCCTTGCCTTTCTTATCTTCTTGAAGACTATTGGAGAGAAGCAACTAAAATGACCCCTTTAGAGGAAATTGAGTATCGCAAAAAAGAGCAATAATATTTATTTTATATACACATATAATATAAATGAATGATATCCCTAATTCAAACCGTCCTGCTTTGTCTCTTTATGATAGTTTACGCGTTGGGTATTTACCTGAGAATAAGAAAGGGTCTGAAATGGCCAAATATGGATACCAAATTGACAAAAAATTAAGTAACGACAATCAGCAAGTTTATTATAATCCTGAAAGTAAAAAATTATTATATAATGTCACAGGCAGTCAATCATTAACGGATTGGGTTAACGTCGACTCTAAATTAGCACTCGGCGGCACAATCGGCAAAGGTATCAAAGCAATCGGCAAACCATTGGAGCGTGGTATTGAAACCCTGCTTCCTTCATCTTGGAAAAACAAATTTGAACGGGGATACGAAAATGTCTTCGGTGGATTCAAAGATACTGACCGTTATAAAAGCGCCGACGAAACATTGAAGGCAGCGAAAGCAAAATATAATCCTGCGGACGTGAGCATAACTGGTCACAGTTTGGGCGGAAGAATTGTACAGGACATCGCCAAGAAGTCGGACAAGGTATTTGCATTGGATCCTGGGCAGACCATCGGTCAAAAAGTGAAGGGAAACCAAAATGTTTACAGGTCAGCAGGTGACATTGTTTCACTTGCCAGCGCTGGTTCCAAGAATCTTAAAACACTTCCCAACCCGCATACTAGAACAATAATACCTGCTTTAATTAGGGGTGACCCAAAGCAGATTGGCATCGCTGCTGCTATAGATGCTTATCACGCTCACGATATTGAAAATATTAAAGGATCCGATATTTTCGTTTAAACTATCGGCATCCAGTTCTCCTTGAATTGTTTTGATTGTTCTTCATCCTCAGGGATGCCTACAATCGTGAAGGTGAAATTTGCTGATAGAGGGGCATTTGTAAATGCTGTTGAAGCAAGGGGCAACGCTTTCAGAGTCAAATTTACAAAATCTTGGTCTCGATAAAACGTTGTCACGATTCCACTTTGCCACCCATTGTTTCTTGGTGTTCCGGCGACATTTCCCATTGAAACTATTCCCAATGTTGCTGTTTGGGTTTGACCCGTGCTTGTTATATATGCTGTTTGATTAATGAAATTCAATCCCTCCATTTGTAAAATATATGAACCATTTAGTGCTTGTGCTGCCGCCTGATTACTTGTTGTTCCAGTTAAGAATATATTAAACTTTTTATATTTGTCCCACATTGAACGGCACACCTGACGCATATTAACATTGTTCAGGGTAAATTGGGTTGAACCAGCATTTATTACACCCAAATTTGTTTCTGTTGTTGTAAGTCCTGCTGTGTTTATAAACAGGGTTGCTTTCTCCACTTTGTAAATGGGTTTTATGAAAAATCCAATAACGCAAGATGGATTAGTGCTTGTCATTGATGCCGTAAATGGTCCAGAGTTTTCATTGTTTTTCATAGTAATTGTGAGATTTGCATTGTCACCATCTTTCTTGAATTGAATTGGAGCAACTGGGTATGCCATTAAAGCCTCATGACCTGACGCATTAAGTGGGAAAATAATTGCTCCAACAATTGGACTTTCCGTTGTTATTCCTAGTCTATCTGTGCTGCTTGAGTTCTTGGTTGCACTATTCACAAAATTGAGTCCATTCATTTGAAATTGACAAGTTCTCGCATTTCCAGTTCCAATAGTTAATCCGTTAACACTATAAAAACTCATTTGTATTTCAAAATCCTCATGTTTATCCCAAAAGTTGCGACACAATCGTCTCATATCAAATGCGGGGTAATTGAACTCTTTTCGGTCTGTGCTAATGGTGCGACCCACTTGCGATGTAATTGATGGACTTGTATTAAATCCAAAAAAGGCACACTCATTCATTTCACCTGGTATTACTGGTTCAAATACCAAATGAAATGCTACATCACCATAACTATTTCCTGCTCCAGCTACTCCAAATGTGCTCGGACCCCCTACATTATCTCTATTTGTGATTGTAAAATTTAAATCCACTAAATCTCCACATTTTCGGAAATTATAACTTTGTCCTGTATTTGAAATTAATTGATTTTGTTGACTAGCATTTCCTGGCGACGGAGTAAGAAAAACCGCAATTGCCGCATAATTTTGACTCATAAATGCCGTGTCATAATGTAGATTTTCCCAAGTAAGACCCGCCATATTATAACAAATAATTCCGAATGCTGTATTCGCGAGTGTGACTGTTCCAGTTGTTGCTGCTGTCGCCACTTTCATAGTAAACATTTCATATTTATCCCACGCTGCTCCCAGCACATTTCGCATATTGATATTTGAGAATGTGAAATTTGATTTTGAGGCATTAATCACGCATGGATTTGTAGTTGAAGTTGTTGATAATATCAATGAACCACTTTCACTAAGCATTTATATTATCATTATATTTTATTCTTTTATTCCAACAACGGCAAATGTTAAACTAAATTGGTTGAATTGATTATTAAATGCGACCCCTCCACTTGCCGCCGTAAAGAGTTGAAACGCTAAATCTACTGTTTCCGATTCAGGTTTTCTAAAGCTCAACAACCCTGATGGAATATCAAAACAATCTCCTTCAGAAGTTAATGACCCAACTCGAAATGGAAATACTGGTGTATATGCTACACTTTGCGAATATGATGCTGTCGTAGTTGTGCTTAAACAATTTATAAATTGGAGTCCTCCTATTTGAAAAAACAAAAATCGCTGTTCATTAGTTGGCGCTACTGCTACATTACCTATTCCAACATTCAAGCAAACCAAATTGAACTTATTATATTTATCCCACAGCGTTCCAATAATGCGTCGCATATTTACATTTGTAAAAGTAAATTGCGTAAATGTTGAATTCATCGTTCCAAAAGCATTTGTTGCCCCTGCCGACAATATTTGGGTTGTCATTGTAAAATTTGCCAACTCATTTTGATACAAATAGTTAAAGGGGTTTTTATAAATTTTATCTCGAACAAATGGCACAAATGTAAGGTAAAATGATTGAACGAATAAATTGGTTGTAGCAGTGTCAGGGATAGATATGAGATTGAGCGTCACTTGTGTATTATTTGGTTTTATAATGACAAACTCTTTTGCTGTTGATGTGGAGGCTATATTATTGTTTCCATCATTTACATATTGAAACTGATTAAAAACACTAATTGCCGTATTAAATCCTGCTGGGTTCCCTTGATATGATGATTGGACTATATTTAACCCATTTTGATAAAGTGTTGCCAAACCAAAGGTCGAACTTACAGCATTTTGATAACTTATGTATACTTTGAACTCATCATATTTTTGAAACATCGTTTCGCCTAAAACCAGGCGTAAATCAAAAATAAATGTATAACTTCGTAAGTCAGCACTTCTTATTCCAATTTGTGATTGTGTGGTTGTTAAATTTGCTCCATAGAGCCATAATTTTGCTACCTCTTTATCCATAATATAATAACTGAATATTTTATTATGATATGTTATCTACTTATTGCTTAATGCTTAATATCTGGCATAGCAGACACCATTCTCATACACAAGCACTTGATCATAGCACGCGAAAGCAGTTTGAAGTAAAGTGACCGAAGCACCAGATGATTGGTAATAATTCATAATAGCAAAGATATCACTTGTGTTGGTATTTGTTCCAGAGAAGATCGACGCCTTATCAGCATTTTGGTAAATCTCAAGATCAATTCCAACAAGCGACCCACCACTGTTAGTCAAAAATGAACCATTAAGAGTTGTAACGGCAACAGGAGCATCAAGGACAAAAGCATCATTATTGATACTTGGTTGATTTTGTAAATCAGCAAGGGAACCAAAGCATTTAATCGCCTCATTGTAGATTTCAGGGAATGAAATAGGAGCAGTTGAGGGCAAAACTTCAGAACCAACTCTGAATTGGTAACCAATGGAGTTAGAACTTCCTAGACCAAATGCGCAGTGAGAAAGGGGAAATTGACCAGCAACTCCAACTGCGGCATTATTTCTTGTAGCAACAAATATGTTCTTAAGGGAACTGAACTTAGCAGGAATAGGGAATGATACTTGGGTTTGAGTTGTGTTAGGAACAGTGGCAGAGTTAGTATACGATCTGTAAGAAGGAATAACCATTTGCATTGGGGAAGAAGAACCCGCATTTATGGCAGAAATCGCACTGTCGGGTAGTTCCAAGAATTCACCGCAATAATTGACACCAGTGACGGTGTAGTTAGTAATAGCACCACCTAATCTCATCAAAAATCTTTCAGCACTGGATTGTAAAACAATTTCAACACGGAGGGGAGCAGCAGTCATCTGCCACAAAGGCAAATACTTCTCACCTGCTAAAGCACCAACCATGGAAATCAAATTGATAGCAAAAGGGTAAGAAAATGTTCCAGCAGGAGTTAAAGCACCTAAAGCACGACCTCTGTTAATAGAAGCAGCATTAGTAGCATCACCAGCAGCAGCTGCTTGGGCAACAGAATAATCAGCATTTGTTCCACTGGTAATAGAAAAACGACCCTTTACAGCATCTTCGGGTGCTTGGTAATCGTACAAAATTTTCGCCAATTGTGAGGCGTTATCAATATCTTCAAGTAAGTTGGAACCGTGGAATACACGGATTCTTTGGAAAATACCATGCCAACCACACGATTCAAGAGTAGTAGCAGTAGTAGCAGTTCCAACTACCAAATTGACACTTCCTCTTAAATAAGACTCAGAGGGAATGAGAGCAGTGTTGGCTCTAGTGGGAATATTTATCGTAATTGTCTCACCTTGACCGAAACTGGTAGATCCCTGAGGTTGGATTTGAGTTAAATACCTACGTGCTGGGGCAGACTCGACCTTAGATTGAAAGCGGAGATTAGTGGGAATCATTATAAATTAACAAGAGATAAAAAAATAGATTTAAAATAATTAAAAATCTATTTATTTGCCTTAATATCTTGAAATTATCGCTTCAAAACATTTCTCTCTAAACCTGCCGAAACTTTTTTTGTTAAAGCCTCAGCAACATTTTTCATAGTAGGTCTCATTACTAGCGGCATTTTACTACCAAGTCTATTCTTACCAAGGGGCATCTTATATCCCATCATCGCTTTTCCTAGAGGCATTTTATAACCAATCATTTATAAACTATATAAATATTTTATTCTTCCTTAATTGTTTTAATCCGTGAATTTCACACAATCCAATTGGAGTGTCATTTGGTATTGCACCCCGTTCATATCAACAAGTCTATTTTCATTATCCAAAATGCGAATCTGTATTTGGTCCAATTTATTCACATACAAATTTGTCCTAAAGTTGTTATTATTTGTATAAGTAATTATGGAATATGGCGCCACATATACTGGAATTGTCGCTAAAATACTATTATTATACGCCTGAGCTATATTAACATTATATGTAGGAAAGTTGATTTCAATATTAAGCGCCCGAATCTGATTCACATTGACACAATCGCGACTATACAGTAAATTCGCTGCCGAAGTAGTATTACTAGTTTTGCTAAACCCCAGCGCATGATTTATTGTCGAGGCATATATTATAAAGTTATGTGTTGCGTGAGTAATCAAGAGTTTGCTGGTTATACTGCTATACGTTATTGTATAAGATGCTCCCATTGCTGTTTTGATAACATCTACAAGTTGGGTTATATTATAATTACCGGGTTCCACATAATATGTTGTGGGTGGATCACCTACAAGTCCCCAGATGAAAGTGTTATCGAAACTGCTAATACTGTAGAAACTGTAGGGGATAGTAGCATTTTGTAAAGACAAATAAATATGATGACCATCAGGTATTTCAATCACAGGTAGATAATAGATACTGTTTGCGATGTTACCACCTACCGTCTCAGTAGCATACCTTGAATTTAAAAATATTTGGATACTCTCAATATGTTCCATTACTAGTTATATTAACTACAGATTTTATTCTTTCTCTCTAATATCCAATAGGTTTCCATTTTTGTAAATCTTCTCCTCAAACAAATCTAGGTCTAAATGATTATAGGGCACATCAAAAACATAATCATACAATTTCTTATCATCTTCTTCATTCATCTTAAGCAATTCTTCCCTGATGGTTCTCCACTCTTCTTTATTGCGAACCCCACTAAAGATGCTACACCAAGTCAATTGCTTTCGAAGTATCTTTGCAAAATACAAATAACTTTGAACTGTGAAAATAAAAAAAGCATTCAAATGTCTCGCCTTAATAAGCATTGAATTTAATGTGCGCAACAAAAGTTTATCTTTTAAATTATTGGCAAAGTCATCTATGATTATGAGCGAGTATTCTTGTTCATCACCATCTTCCGCCTCATCTTTACGGTCAGTCAATTCACTTTTTATTTCCTCCAAAGTATCAGCATCTAACTCATGATATACTTTATCATGTTTCGCAAATGCGTGATCTTTCACTGAAGCAAACGATGATGACGGGCAAAAATAATAAATATGATGGAACTTCTTTTTATACACTGTCTTCATTTGGTTTAAAAGATAACTCGTCTTACCACTACCACCACTGCCTACATAGAGTGCGATTGTTCCATTACGCCGCGCTACACCATCTATGATGTCAGGCACATACTTGTCCATCTTTTCCTTAATAGGTTTCGTCTTTGGCATTGACTTATTAACCTCTTCTGTTATTTCAACAATCGGCATTTTATAATACGACTATATTATTTTTCCATTTAATTAAGGAATATTACTCAAAATTATTTTCTTTTGTTATAGTATAATAATGTCTGACGATAATGGTGACACTTTGACTAAACCCAAGAAGGAGCGCTCTGACGCTCAGAAGGCAGCATATGAGAAGATGGTTGCCGCCCGCGCTGCCAAGATGTCTGAAAAACCAGCGCCTCCACCCAAGGAGATAAAGATGACACCTGTTGAGAAGAAACTACGCCTTCAAGCAATCAAAGAGCAATTAGCAGGCAAAAGTGCCGAACCCGTGAGTGAAGATGAGAGCGAAGAAGAAGTGGAGGTAGTTGCTCCTCCCAAAAAAGTTAAAAAAGAGAAACAAAGAGAGAAAGTTGATGAACCACTAAAACCACCAAAACAAAAGAAAGAACCCAAGGTTATTTATCAATCAGCATCTGAGGATTCTGAGAGCGAGGAAGAGGTCATTATTGTGAAAAAGAAAAAGAAAAATAAGAAACCAAAAAAGACAATTGTTTATGAGGAGTCAAGTAGCGAAGAGGAGGAACCTGCCAAACCAGTTCGCAAAGAGCGTGAAACCAAGACACAACAAAACAGCGCTTCCAAATTCAAGGTCACTCAAAGTGTTGCCGAAAAACCCAAAAGTATCTATTACTTTGCCGAATAATATATTATGAAACTACTTAAAGACACAATAAAATATATATACTTTATTTTAAAATATATATAATATAAAATGGAAGGTATTAATTCTGTATTTAAACTATTCAGGCAACAATTTTATGAAGACATTCTTCAAAACAAAACTGGTTTAGAAATTGCGACAAGCAATTATAAGAGAAAGGTTAAAAGATTTATAAGGAAATTTGTAGAACAATCTGATTACCCTAATGAGGATCTCAAACGCGCTGATTATCGCAAAATAAGAGAAAGACTTGATTTATTTATACAAAGTTACAATAGAGGTCACGAAGTATATGGCGGTCCATTGGAATACATGGCACAAAAATTAAAATCCACTATTGACTATGTAGATGAAAGAAGTTTTCTTCCAGTTGAATACAGTCCTGTTGAACCCGACCCAGTTGCTGTTGAAGTTGTAAAACCCCCATCTCGTCCTCAGACACCATTTGTAAATTCCGAAAATCTTCCGGATTTATTTTCTCAACCTCGTGAGTTTGCAACTGCTATGGAGCGTTTACAAATATCAGGTTTGGCAATAGCAAAACCTTCTAACCCAAAACCATCTAGCACTTCACCTCGCAGTAATGCTATCGTTACACCTCGCAACAGGTTTATTGGCGGGGGTGCTCCTCCTGAAGCATATGAAGAACAAGAAGAGGAACAATAATCCATCTAATATAAAAATCGCTTATTACTTTGGTGACTCACACATTTAAGATTGGGATACTTAATCTCTAAACCCAACTTGATAAACCGACTTATAATGGTTGGGTTTGTTTTCCCACACGTGAATACATCTAGCGCTAATAATCCCTGCTTGGTGTATGCGTGTGCCGTTATATGGGATTCATCTAACAATACTACACTGGTGAATCCTTCCTCTGTATCATCTTTTAAAATAACCATTTTTGAGTGCATATTCTTCATATTGGTATATGTGAGACTATCTTTCATCAGCGAAAATACATAATCACAACCTTCTTCTAAATCATTCCTTTCAATATTAAAACCAGTAAAATCGAGAAACACATGGGTGCCTTTATGATTCATTATATATAATATTATTATAATATATAATGGCCTTTACATACAAACAAAAGTTTAACAAAAAGTATGGATTCGAATCTGATCAACCCCATAGTTTAGATGACATCTCAAAAATCACTGGTTACAAAAAGTCCGGATTGGAAACCATCTTTGACAAGGGTGTCGGCGCTTTCAAAATAAATCCTCAATCAGTCAGGAAAGGTATAAGGTCTCCTGAGCAGTGGGCACAGGCGCGCGTGTACAGTGCCGTTATGGGTGGCAAAGCAGCAGCAATCGATAAATCACATTTGATTCGAAAATAAAATATTATATTATTATAAATGCTTATTCAAAAATCCACAAGGAAAGGGAAACGGTTTATGGCGACATACGCTAACGGCAAGGTGGTTCACTTTGGTCAGGAAGGTGGACAAACTTACATTGACCACGGTGACAAAATCAAAAGAGAAAATTATCTATTAAGACACAAAAAGAGAGAAAACTGGAACGACCCATTTAGCGCCGGTTCACTCTCACGTTACCTATTATGGGGTGACTCAACTAATTTGGAAACTAATCATCAGGCATTTATGAGTAAATTCCCCATCACATACAAAAAGTGAATTATTATTTTCTTTATATATTATTTCGAAATATAATATATAATGCTTTCCCTACTTAAAGAACCCAAGTGTGAGACCCACGTTTGCCGCATTTGTGAGCTATATATTGAACCACATCAGTTACGCCTTGTTAATGGATTATGCTGCCATAAAAACTGCTTCATTATGCTCAGGATTAAATTCATGAAATACCAACTTTCGCTCTATGATGTGTAACTGATGGGCCTATGATGTGTATCGAATGCCTTGTTTAATTAAGTCCGGATTTCATCGTAGGCTTGGGGAGGGTGCTCCAAAATGCTCCAATGCTCCAAAAATGTTCCACTATTCCGAAAATACAAAAATCCTATATAGAATTCTATATATTAATAATTTATATGAAAGTTTGAAATAAGGGTATATTTTTGGAGCATTTGGAGCATCCTGGAACATATTAAGGAACATTTATATAATAAAACAATTTAAATATTATTATCTATACATATTATACAATGAATTCAACCAACAAAACCGCAGACCCAAAGAAATACATAAGAGAATATATGAAAGCACGTTATGCTGCCAATAAGGAACAAGGTGCCAATATATCAAAAATCAATTATTACAAAAGACAAGGCTACTTGACAAAAGATGAAACAAAACAATACGGCGATTATTCGCCCTACATCGCAAAAGCAAAAAAAACATTAGATTCATTAAAAAACCAAAATCAGCAAATAATGGAAGAATTCCTATTCAACTATTTGGAACAATTGAATGCCGAAGAAGTTTAGGAGAAAAAACTATATAAACAAAGAAAAAATTGAAATATTTATATACAAAAAAACAATATAAATATTTTCTCATACTATTATATATAATGAACAAACTTCAAAATTTGATCGACAACGACTTTGTTTGTTTCACTTTTAGCGGCATTTCAACTTTCATGAATTCAAAAGGGGAAGAAAAAAAGAAACCCATGGGAATGCCGAAACACGCAGAGATAAACAAGGATAATTTTTTAGAATATTGCAACTCTAGTCACAAAGCAGCGGCAATCATAACTGGCAAAATGTCAAATATAACTGTGATTGATTTTGATGACAAAGATTGTTACGAAACAATGGCGAACAAATATCCAGACTTAAAAAAATACAGAACAATAAAAACAAATAAAGGATATCATATTTATTGTAAATACGACCCAAATATAATCTCAACTACAGATGCTTTATCAACATATCCAAAAGTAGATATAAGAAATGACGGAGGTATCATTTTTTGCAGTCCTACTCAATATAAACTTCAAGACGGCTCAACTGCCAAATATGAAGACATCGGCGGAGAAATTTTGCCAATCCCTGAAATTATAATGTCTGATATTAAAGCAGATAAGTTTATCAATAAAGTCCAAAAAGATGAATCAAAAGAAATAATAGAATTGCCACAAAAAATAACAAACTATACAAAAACAACAGAAAAAGAAAATCTTGAATATATTGCTGATGCTATTGAGAAAGGTTATTTAGATTTTAAAGCAAAAACTAATTCATATGATGATTGGCGTGATGTAGGATTTATTTTCAAACACACATCAGAATCAAAAGAATCATTAGAATTGTTCCACAAATTCAGCGCTATTAATGAAAGCAAATATGATAAAGTATATACAAATGCCTTTTGGAAAACTATAAAACAAACTAAAAAACCCCTAACCATTGGAACACTTAAAAAATGGGTCAAAGAACAACTATGTCAAGATTCAATGATTGCCAATACAGATTTGGAGGCAGCAAATCAACTATTCGAAGAATTAAAAAACACATTAAAGTCATATAATGGTAGATTGTTTTATTTCAATAATAACATTTGGATACATGATATTAATAAAATTAATAACCATCTTGTTAGTTACATTATGAATCGCAATATTTGCTCCTTAGATGATAAGGGTAAAAAATCGCCAATCGGTCAAAGTATAAGTAGAGCAGAAAAAATAGCCAAAACATTAATCATCAAAATTCACGTAAATAATAATGACCCCCACTTATATACCAAATTTCACACTACAACAAAATCCAAATTATGTTTTAATGATGGAGTGCTGGATTTCAAGACCAAAACTTTTACTCTATGGTCTAAAATTCCAGTAAACACAATTTACTCCACAATAAAAATAAATCGTGACTTTGGCACTTATTTCAATAATCCCAATCGTGAAGATATTAAAAATATAACCGAGAAAATTTTCGATACAGCTTATGGTAAAAATAAGAATAGGGCGCTACATTTCCTATCAAGAGCAATAGCAGGTCACGCAGAAGATAAACGATGGGCAACATATCTAGGTTCTCGCAATTCAGGTAAAGGTGTAGAATATGATTTATTAAAATATAGTCTTGAAGACTACGTCCAAACATTCGAGTTAGGTAATATATTGTATTCTCGTAAAACAGCAGGAGTTGAAAACGTAGATTGTTCCAAAAAGTTATATTGGCTAATGGATTTAGAATTTACACGTCTAGCAGTAAGTCAAGAAATACCTGACCCAAAAGCCCAACTTATTGCCAACGGAAAAATGCTTAAAAAAATATCAGGAGGCGAAGATACAATTGTTGCTCGTCGTAATTATGACCGCGAAGATACACATTTTACATTAGACGCCACATTTTACATAAAAGGAAATTATGATTTATTGATAGACAATAACGATTGTAATGAAACACGCGTAGAGTTCAATAGTATAGTTTCTTTTGTAGACCAAAGTCAAATAGATACATATAAACAATACGGTATGGAAGAAGATGAACTGAAACGCTATAAAGTAGCAGACTCAGAAATAAGAAAGACAATAAAATCAACAGAATGGGCAAATGCGATTATTTATATGCTTTACGAAAATTATAACAACAATCGTATAAATATAATAGCAGAAATAACCATGGAAGAAATATCCCCATACAAAGCAATCAAAGAAAAATATATTATCACAGGAGACCATAGTAACGATTTCATATTATGTCAAGACATACACGATAATTTGGTTGATTTTTGTAAAGGCAAATTAAGCATTGAACTAAACGCTCTTAACGTGTTAAAAAAGAAATGTGCCAAAGCAGGACCTATGCGCAACAAATGGGTTTATTCAGGAATAAAATTAAAACCTATTGAAGTCATTGAAGAAACAAAAGAATAATATTAAGGAGAAATAACAATATAAATAAAAATATATGTATAATACATATATGTTTATTTTAAACGGAATTACATACAAAACAAATGTAGCG